CAGATGGGATCACCATCCGCGTGTCTACTTGGTTGTTGGTGCGGATCGAATTGACGAAGAGGTCGCTGCTTGCCGGAGGCGTGGCGTCCGCGTTGTAGAGTGCATCCGCCAGCTCCTGCATAGAGCCTTGCACATCCGTTGCGTGAAGCCCGCGCCCATGCACATTTGTGGGAGCAACCGTCACGGCTGATGCCGCAGCAGCACCGCCCTCTGGATGGACTGGGGAGGTGGGCGAAATGGCGATCTGTGAATCATCCACATCGCGCATGTCGAAGACCGCAGCTACGTGGGTAATGTCCCCGAGCTGAGGTGCGACGGTGGCAGTGGTGCCTGGAACAACGACCGCTCCGCCCCCGGAGATGACTCCGCTGTAAGGGAATGGAAGCGACACAGGTGTCGCCCCCTTGTTGCGGATCAGGACGGCCATGTGGACCTCGAAGCGAGCTACGTGGTGGTGACGACCACGCCTTCCCCAACTTCCGTCTGGAAGACGATGAAGTCAGCCGTGGCCAGCGTGCGGACCCGCCCGATGACCACGAAGATGCCCTGGGCTTCCAGTGCCGGCGTGTTGCCGCTCTTGTCGTCCACCGAGTAGTCCACAATCCGCTGAGCGGATGGGTTGGTCGGGCTCTTCAGGGTGTTCAGGAACGCGTCGATCTGACCCGTGATGGAGTCCTTGAGCGACTGGGTGAGCGGCTGCTTGACGAACGGGATCAGGGCCTGGGACACCGAGTCCTGGATGAAGTCCGCCATGCGGCGACGGTTGATGTTCTTCTGTCCGCTGGTGAGCGAGGTGGTGATGCCGGATTGAAATCCAGGTACCCCGGTGCGGTCGATGCGCAGCCCCGCCACGCCGGTCGCACGGAGGTTGATGTATTCCCCCTGACCCAGCGTGCTGAGCCCGCGCTGAAGCCCGATGACCGTCGACAGCACGGTGTCCACCGGGGGCCCAGACTGGCCGGGGTTGCGCTCGGGAGGCAGGTTGGAGAGCACGGCAGCCATCCAGCCGTCGCCGGGAACGTCCAGGATGCCATCCGTGGTGGTCAAGCCATCCGCGGTGCCCATGGAGAGGTTGGCGGCCTCAGGAACGTAGGTGCGAGCTCCAGGCCAGGAGTAGATGACCCGCTCCGCCCGGTTGGCCCCCACACCTGGGTCTGCATCCGCCACGACCGTACCAACGGAGACCGTCTGGAGGTTCGGGCTGATCACACCCATGCGGCCGAGGCCGGTCACCGAGGAGTCCAGGACGTGCGACTTCACCTTCGAGCGGATGGTGGAGCTGGTGCGCGAAGAGAAGATGATGTTCACGTCGCGCGCTGGGCTCAAGTCCTGGGCGAATGCGTCAAACGCCGTGACGTACAGGGCGTCGATGCTCGCGTGGTTCGGAGCATTCGGGGCCTGGACGTTGGCGTCGTACACGAAGCCCGCGGTCACGTGGCTGCGCAGCGTGAGCCCTGAGAGGGTGTCCCAGGTGCTCGCCGTGCCTGCCGGCGGGACGACGGTCGGAGCCAGGCTGGTGGCCAGCGCGATGGTCGCGGTGATGGGCCGGCAGGGCAGCGTGTACCCCGAAGCGTCGGAGAGCTTGGTGAAGATGCCACCCGTGCCGCCAGTGTCAGCGTCGGTCTCCGGGTGCAGGCGATACGGCAGCGCCCCGCCAGTGGTCCAGGTGAAGGCCGCGCCGTCGAGCTTCTCCACGATGAGGTCGGTGGCCAGCACGGCGTCCGCCGTCACCCGGTAGGTGAAAGCGTTGGCACCCAAAGCGCCGGCACCACTGATGACCCCGAGCACCAAGATGGTGCCCTTCTTCACCGGGCCCCCATTCAGCGCGAGCAGAAAGTTGCCGGTAGGGCTGGTGAAGGTCTGGATGACCGCGGGGCCCGCCGCCACGACAGCTCCGTCGGTGGCGTTCTTGAAGTGCCCGAGGGCGGTGAAGCCCACACGCATCCCGAGGTTCACCCGGTTGACGCCGCTCTTGAACTCGCGGCCAGCCTCCACTCGCCCGCCCTGGAGAGGAACGACCGGAGTCGCCTGAGTGGCAGAGAGGTTGGTCGGGAGGTCGCGCCACGCCCGGCCAGCGCCGGCTGATGCGAAGTTGACGGGGGCAAGGATGAGGCGGCTGAACTTCTTGTTCCGCAACGACACGAAGCCGTTGCCGCCGTTGTTCCCATGCTGGCCGAGGGAGCTGTCGAAGCCTCCCACCTTGTCCACCATGTCCTGGCCGCTGAACACCTCGACCGGGTTCGCCCTAGTCGTGACGACGCCAGAGCTGTCGACCGCGGTCGCGTAGGTCATGTCGGGGAACTCGCCGACCATGCCCACCGTGCCAGTGCTGATGCCGTTGATCGCACCAGGCGGCGGCAGGTCGACGATGACCACGCCTTCGATGAGGGTGATCGTCTCAACGCCTGGAGAAAAACCGTACCGCCGGATGAAGCCCGCCATGGGGAACTCTCCTTACGAAACTCCGAGTTTTACTAGCACGTCCGCCCCAGTGCCAACAGCTTGGAGATCGAAGAAGGGGCGAGCGTCGGGGAACGAGAACAGAGCAATGAGGGGGATGCGTGCGGTCAGCATGAAAGTCGCGATTCGGTAGCGGCGCAACGCCAGGTCCCCGTCGTCGTCAACGACGAGTTCCTGCATCGCATAGGTCGCACGCGCGTTGAAGTAGTAGGGCAGCTGCAAATCGAACCCGTACTTGTTGGAGTTGGGCAGGAAGGCCCTCTCCAGCAGAATGATCAGCGCCGAGCGCTCTTCGGGGTCGTTGGCCCAGACCTCAACCCCCAGGGTAGCGGTGAAGTCGGCCATCACCAGGCAGTAGCGCCCATCCGGGAGAGGGATGCGCTCTGCTGGGTCGAGGGTGGGGGTCAGCGAGCGCGCCTCGTACGTCCCAGGGCCCTTCAAACCGATTCGAGCAGAGGGGTACGACGCGCTTTCTTCAGGCTCTGCCCACTCTTCGTGAACGTCCTTGAACCTCACCTTGCGCCCGCCGACGGCGTTGACGGAGAGGCTGGACATGAACTCCGCGAGCCCGCGGCAGAGCGCCAAGCGAGCGTCGCACTCCTGGTTGGCCGTGAAGACCACAGCCGGGGTGCTCTTTGTGACGAGGAAGGCCTTCCCAATCGGTGGGACCAGAGCCCCCGTCGCCGGAACCTGGGGGACCGTCATGGCTTGCCCCCCTTCGCCAACTCCTTAGCCAGCTCCTTCTCGACCTCTTCGAGGAAGTCCTTCTCGACCTTTGGCATGGCGTTGGCCATGACCTTGCGGCCAATCAGCCCGCGCTTCGCGATGGCGCGCGCGATGGGGAACGCGGCGGCCTTGGCCTCTTTCAGGGAGAGCCCGAGCCGGCGCTGAGCCCACTTCTGGATCAACGTGATGGGCGGGAAGCGGCCTGGGCGTCTCCCCATCTCGATGATCGACGCGTAGGGGGCGGTGTTGTAGACCCGCGCTCCATCAGAGAGCGCTTCCCACTTCCATGAGCGCTTGTAATGGCCGGTGTTCACCGCCCCGCCAGAGCCCTTGTTCCCTGGGTTCGCCGGCCCTGCCTGCCCAGTGGCCTGCACAAGCGTCTGGACGGCCCGCAGCGCCCCCTTGATGGCACCGCGGCGCGCAGCCTTCACCTGACCTGCCCCGAGGTTCCTGTAGGCCGGGGCGAGCTCCGAGAGCTTGAGGGTCACCGTGGTCATTCGGGGTCACCCCCGCGGTCACGGTCTTCGTTGGCCTTCTCGAGACGAATGGTCCACTGAAGCCGCCCAGGGAAATACGTCGGGGCGCTTCGGGGGAAGAACCTGCGCTTCTGTGACGGCCCGTTGTGCGGGAAGAACTCGACCTCGTAGTAGAACTCCTGGTCGGGTGGGATGTTGTCCCCCTCGTTGGAGGTGCCGCGCAGGTCTTCTTCGGTGAAGGACCCGCTGATTTGCGACAGCTCCACCGACCCAAGCTCGTCGAGGCCGACGGGCTGCACGAACTCCGTGAGCGCGTCGAAGGACGAGATCTTCGGGGTGGGCAGGATGACCTTCTCAGAAAGTACGACTGGCATCCCACGCCCGCGCTTCCCACCACTCCACTCGACCCGGATGATGCTGACCCGGTACTCCCGCAGACCGAACTTGGTCAGCAGGTCGCGCAGGGAATCCGCCAGTCCGATGAAGCGCCGAACCAGCGTCTTCTTCGCCTGTGACGAAGTGACCTCTGTGAAGCGCTTCACCATCGTCTACATGCCCCTGTTGATCGGAATGCTGGTGATGGAGTTCGACCCGCCGCCGCTGTAGCGCCGCGAGTAGGGGTAGATCGGAGCCCCGGTGATGTCGGAGAGCCTGTAGCCCCAGCGCCGGTACTCGCCTTCCAGGGCATCCGTCTCGTCTTTGCGAAGGGTGAGTTCCTCCAGCTTCTCAGCAGCAAGGCGGTCCTGTGCGTCGATCAGCTTGTCTTCGATGCCGTCCATGACCTTGCTGATAGACCGCACCTGTTCGATGGCACTGTCCAGCAGCTTGTCGAGGACGTTGTAGACGAGGAAGTTGGTCTGGGTGAAGACCGGGACCCCGAAGGACACGGACGCAGCCGTAGTCACAGCGGGGTACCCCATGTGGTACGCCACCCGCTGAATCTCGGCCTGCGTCAGTGGTGCTGAAGGCAC